TTACGACAAAATGGTAGCCTATATCTCGCCAGCCTCTGGCTTTGTGCCAGCTTCTTATGTCATCGGCTGAAACGTCCCGGCCTTCTGGAGTTGCCGAGCAATGGATAATAATAGTGTCAAGGGGCCTCACTCGGTGTCCAATCTTCTGTAAGTTCTTCAACTAAAGTTAGGCGGCTCTCTTCATCCAGTTCGGTGCTATGTGCAATTATTGCCCACTTGCTCCCGTCAGGGTGCTGCTTTGGGTTCGCCCAATTACTTGTAATAGACCCCTTGTACGCCTTCGCCTCGTTCACCTTTTGGTTGTAGGCTTCAACCTCCTCAAGTGTTCCTATATACCAACTCATACGATGTCGAAATAGGTGTTAATGTTGCCCTGTATGAGCGTACCTCCGCCCGTTGTAACTGTTCCAAGGTTTGCGGATTGGTCGGATGCGAATAGTATCAACTCCTGTTGTGTTCCATCAAAGTAGTATCGTTGACCTCCCGAATCTCTGCCCACCTCCAAAGCGAAATTTGCGTCATTCATTGGAGCGACTGCGGTTTGACCCGTTGAGCCTACCCCATCAGCAAACACTTGCAAATTTCCGTCCTCGTCATTTATCATTGAAACAAGCATCTGACTGCCGTAATCTGATGTCGAAATGCTTTCGTTTATTCGTGTAGTGCCGTCCGAGGTTGTGCCCGTGTAGCCACCGACCGCCCCGGTTATGCCCCATTGCATATTTGGCGCATAAGATGAAACCATCGTGCCCGTGGACACAACAACTGAATTTCCCGAAATTGAATTTTTATTGACCGAGAAAACAGAAATGTCCCCAAGCATTCCCGCATCGTTCGTGCCTCCTAAAGTAAAGTAATCATCCACCCCATCAAAGTCAAGTGCCGCCTTGCCGTTCTCGGTTTTCAATGTCCCCCCACTCACGATAAGTGGCTGCTCGGAGTCGGTGGAGTTGGTCGCATCGTTTGACCCTGCTTGGTCGTACCATGTTGTAACCGCTCCGTCTGCGGTTGTTTGGGTTACGACAATGTTTTTGAGGTAGAAGACATCGTCATCGCCATCGACCGTACTACTCCCGCCATCGGTTGCATATATGCGAAACTGGTCGCCTTGCGTGATGCTCCAATCTTCAATCGTTACACTTGTCCAAGTTCCGACCACACTTTGTTGGTAGTTCCCATCGACTCCGTTATCCGTTCGGAATAATATTCCGTCCATTGTCTGACCGCTCGGAATGTAGTATTCAAACGAAACATCGTGAACATTACCCACATCGATAGCACCATTGAGCCGAACAGAATGACTTATTGCACCACCACTCAAGGTGAGCCGAAGAACATCATCTTTTGAGGTTGTTCCATCGCTTATGCCGTCAATGTTACCATCTGCCGTGCCGCCATTTGCAAACCATCCATCCGTACCGCTTGAAAAATCAGAGGTGTAGGTGTTGTAATCCTCATTCACAAAAGCAAGGAGTGCCGTAGTGTCCAAGTCCCCGTTCGCATCGAAGCCTATATCTTGCTCCGTGTCATCGGATGACCTTCTAACCCGTATGGCGTTAAGCGTTTCAGCCTCGGTAAATTGCCTCAATGAGTAGTAAGCCGTAACCCCTCCGAAAGCATCGCCAAAGCCAGCGTAAGCCGGAGTCGGTGCAGACCCTCCCGTAGTAGGTGCGGCGTACTCATAGTCCGCAGCCGTGCCGCCCTGGTTAAGCATAGCGCCCCAGAATATTACATCCTTTGCCGTGGCGTTAGTATCGTTCTGTAAGGCTAACTCATAAGACCCGGCCGTAGTCGTTGTAAACGTGTAGGTAAAACGAGTAAAGCCCCCGCCGTCCGTTCCGGTAGTAGTAGCAGTCTTTACTTCTGCATCTCTTAAGGTTACGTTACGCATCCTAAAGTCTACAGTACCACTAACCGCCCTTGCGTATACGCTGAACGTATATTGAGTAGACGCGCTTAAAGTAACCGTCTGCTGTAGCCTTGCGGAAGTGTTAGCGGTAAGCCCTACCTGGTCCGCAGTTGTACCGCCGTTTGGGTCCGGTCTGCTGTCAGCGTTTACCGTTGGCGTCTGTGAGTTTGTAGGATAGCGCACCCAGTCGCGTGTCTGCTGGAACTCTTCCGAGGCTTTCAGCAAGTTACCCAAACCGCCGCCTGATCCCATGACGTAACGATACATCTGTATAACTGGAGGTACTGGCATCTATGGAGTAGTTAAAGTGATCATATCCGCATCAGACAAAGCAGTAGTATAAAATAGCACTTCCTTTATCCAGCTCGTATCGTTCTTGCCGTTCAGCTCAAACTCAGTTAGAGCAGCCCCAGCAGTAAAGGCAGCAGTACCCGCAGCTGCGGCCGTGCCGTCTAAATAGACCTTGGCGTTTGTTCCGTTCCATCTTACTGCAAAATTAACATCGTCATAGCCGTCAGCGTCAGCCGTAAAGACGCCGGTTATATTAGCATTACTCCCGGCCGTAGTGCATTGTATAAGGTTTTGGGTAAGCCTTATACGGTTATTTGCGGTTCCGTCCGATAGGATAAACAGATTCGCGTTACCCGTCTCTACGTTTATCTTTCCCTTTATGTACATCGTCCCAACGGTAGCACCTAAAAGGCCGTTAGTAATAAGGTCCGTCAAGCTGAATACATCAGGCTGCCGAGTTACTGCTGCGGAAGTTGTAGGAATATACCCCGTAGCGTAGTCCCCTAACTCTAACTGAGCGCCCCATACTATAAGGTCCCCAGGGTCCGCCCCGGTGTTATTGGTTATCCTTATTTCCTCGTTAATATGGCTTGCACTTGTAGTGAACGTAAATTCAAAGCGCTGCCAGTCTGTAGTAGCCGTTAAATCGCTGCTGGCCGTGGTCGTGCTTCCATCGTTGTAAGCTAACCTAAAGTCTTTCGTACCCGTTGCTACTTTAGCCCATACAGACAAAGTGTAAACGGTAGAGGTAGACATAGTTATAGACTGCTCTACCCGGCTTGTTACTGAGCCGTCTAAAGTTATAGTATCGGCGTCATCGCTACCCCCTGGGCTTACCGTTGTGTCTGTTGCTACAGTTGCACCCGCAGCCGTGGCCCATGTCGTACTAAAGTCCTCAGAGTATAGGCAGATATTAGTACTGAGCGGATCTAAAGACAAATAAGGACAAGCCCCTAAACTAAAGTCCAAGCCCGGTACATTGTCCGCCAAGCTCACTACGTTTCCGCTGGTGTCTACCTCGGTCTTAATAGAGGCACGGGATAAACTTAGGTCCCCGTCCCCATCTGTAGGTATCTGGCTATAAGCCTTCCCAGCCTTGCGCCCAGAAGGGACCAAAACTAAAGAGGCGTCTACGTATTTGTCTAAAGGCATTAAATGCGGGCTTCCAAGTTGATAAACAAGCCGTCTAACTCGTCATCGGTTAATACTCTTTCAAAGATACAAACGGCCGTTAGGTCCATTGCACAAAAGCCGCTCCCCCCATCGTATCCAATAGTCGGGTGTTTAATATGATCCGTTCCCAAGGTTAGCGAAGTATAGCTATCTAAGTTCTGCCTATACTTAGAGCTGGCCACGTTTACTACAAGCTGGAATATTACCCACTCGTCCCGCGCTATCTGTGCGGTCTGAGAAGTAGCCCCTACCCTTATAGTAACATTATCGCCGGTCCCGGTGTAGATGTCAAATATTTTCCCGCTGCTTCCGTCTGAACTAAGAATATACCGGCCCGTGTTCGTTTCCTTTAGGTTTATTGCGAAAGCAATAGTAAAAGGCTGCGTTATGTCTAAAGTAGAGTTAGCCAGGTAAGAGCTTGTACCGTTGAAGACCGTAGCAAATTTGCCCTTTTCGGTCATGGCTACATCTACCGCGCTGAAGTTGTGGCCGCCCGCTGAGAAGTCTAACCAGACTTGGATATCGCTTGGGTCCTCAAAGCCGCCGCCTTCTTCTAATAGTAGTAACTCGGCCTTAGTAAACCGGGTGATATCGTAGGTAGTTAAAGAAGCGTTCTTAAGCGTGTTACGGCCGTCAGGTGCTAAGATGCGGGAACCCTCAGCAAGTACGCCGCTTATAGCTTGACTCTCTACGCTTAAAGTAGTATCGCCTACTAACGCATTTTCGCTCAGGGTAAACTCTGTTATAGTCCCATCGGTCTGGACCACTTGTATAATGTCCCCCGCAAAGCCCAGAGTAAAACGTAGGCCCTTAGACATTGGTATACTGGTAATAGTCCCGGACTGCTCTTGAATCGTTAGGCCGTTTATCGGCGTGCCTATTGGGTTAGGTGCTTCACCTACAATGCCGCCGCCTATACCTCCGGAAGCTCTAAAAATGTTATCAATTACGTCTAAGCTAACGTAATCATATTCATTTGTAGCCGTGTAGCTTGTACTACTCTGCTCAAGTTCGTAGCTCTCAGTCTCTATAAAATTGGTACTCGCTGTCAACCTTAGCCAGTTCCAAAGGTAATTTTTAGTAACCCCTACGGTAAAGGCTTTTATAGGGTCAAAGGTCCCAAAGTAGTTTAGATCAAATAGGCGCTTAGGCGTCTCCCGCAGTTGCATTGCAGTTATTACCAAATGCTCTAAAACGTCTTTGCTTGCAACCCCTACGCCGCGAATCTTCCAATTCTCAGAAGGAAACCAATCTGTATTATTAACGTCATATATTTCTATCTGTCCGTTACTCCCTCGGCTGTTTAGCTGGTCCCCTATAAATACGCTGTCTAACTCTTCCTCTACCGTGCTTTCCGTGTCTACGGTGTTCTCTACCGTGTAGGTGTAGCCATCAAAAGACTCAGTCCCTAAGCGTCCAGACATAAACGCTCGGAAGCCTCGGTTATCGAAGTAGCGGTCCCCATCTGCTACAGTTATAGTACCCAAAGAGACATTAGAATTTGTCTGCGTAGGGTCTTGCATTTCCTTAAACTCTACCTCGTACTTTATCTCTAACAGACCGCTTACCGGTATAGTGTCGGTCTTAAAGTCCGTTCCCGGAAATGCTTGTGTTGTTATCTCGTTTCCGCTCGCCGGTACTATGGCTAACACTTGACATACTTTAAGCCGTGCCGCTGTTGTACTCCATACGCTTATACCTACGTTTGGCCCTGGGACCATGTAGTACGTAGTAGCACTTCCGGTAAGCCTAACGGTAGCATAAGCCTCTAAATAGCAGTATTGAGTACTGGCTGTACTGTTTACAATCTTATGCCGCCGGGCTTGTAGTTGTAGAAACAAACCTGCCGTAGTGCTGCTGCCTACATTACCAAAGGCGCTATAAGTGTTTACTGAGCGAAGGAATATAAGGTCCGCGCTGTTGATTGCGTTTACATCATAGCGTATACTAAATTCCTTTACAGCGGGTAAATAGGTCCAGCTGCTTTCCGTTCCTATTCTGTTAGTTGTTCCGGTTCCGAGCAGTTGGAAATTTGTAGTCCAGCTATTGCCCGTTGAACTTATGCCGCTGGCCGCGCTCGGATCGCCTGACGAGTAGTTATAATCCCGCTCGTATACATTGTACCGGCTTGGGCTGTTGGCCACTTCGCCTATTTGCTCTATAACCCAAAGTCCATCCGCTAAGAATATACGCGCACCAAAGGCCCTTAGTATTGTGCCTAACAGCTCGTCTAAGGGTCTATATAGTTTCTCGCCGTCATTGTTAAAAGTGTAGTTAGTAAACTTCGCTTGTAAGCGGCTATACGCTAAAGTATCTAACCCTACCGGCGGCGTAGTCGTATACGTTCGGTCCTCGTACCAACGTACAGAAGTGCGTATAAAGTCGTCCGTGCTTGCCCAAAGCTGGCCACTATCTAAGCGCCGTAAGATCTCCGCTATAGCGTCCAGGATGTTAGAGTAATTAACTACTGGAACCTTTAAGCCCTTTAAACGAGCAAGGCCGCAAATAGCTTGTATTTCTACGGCCGCAGGGAATGACGTATAAGGGACCCGCATAAGGTCCTGAAGTATTGGCCCCTGCCAGTATAAAGAGCCATCCCTATAAAGACGAACGTAGAACCTTTGTTCCTGGGTGCTTGCTACGTCATCTATAAAACTTAAGTCCGCATCGTCCTCAGCCATGAAGCTAAAGACTACGCGGCTGCCCTTTAAAGGTTTTAGGAAGTCATCGCCCCGCCCTCCATACTCTAAGCTAAAGGCTTCCGGGCCAAGGCTGAGGCGCTTAAATTCTACAAGCTCGTTAAGCTCTAAAGGAAGGCAGCCTATACCTATGACCGTGCCGCCGTCCGCCGTTACGCGATCGCTGTAGCTTTCGTAGTCCGTATCTATTACCGAAAGAATCCAGGTATACTTTTCCTGGTCATCGGTAAACGTGGCTTTATACTTCTCGCTCATCGTACGCTCCGTCCTTCTTGCTGTCTTGCCCTATTGGTAGAGGTTACAAGGTTAGAACCCGATACAAAGAACTGGCCGAAGTTGCCGCCCATGCCTCCGCCCCCGCCGGGCGTACCTAAAAACAGACCTCTAAAAGTAGCGCCAAAGCCTACCCCGCTAATAGGCGCAAGGATTGCGGCTAATACGGTCGCTGTTGCCGCTGCGGATATAAGCTGTAGGATAAGGTTTTTTATAGCATTTCCGAATACCTCAGCGAAGTTCTCGCCGCTTATTAAGGCTGCATCGAAAGAGCTTTGCAATACGCCGCCAAACGTATTGCCCACGCTTGCGGCTAAGGCTAACGCCTCCGTAGTTTTTTCGACTGATTTAGTAATTTGATCCATTACGCCCTCTTCGCCTTCCATTCCTATTTCGGCCAAGTCGGTTAAGTCTATTTCCTTAAACTTCTCACCTTTTTTAAGACGATTAAAATACTTATCTAATTCATCATTAAGCTTCTTCGTTTGTAAGGCTTGATGAGCAGCAGCCATTGCCGCTTCCATTCTCTTTTTATTGGCGGCGTCCTCAGCTTGGTTTAGCTCAGTAAGTTCTACCATAGCTCGCCGTATAGCCTTTGCCTGCTCCAATAGTTGCAGAGTCGTTGAAGCGTGTACATCGTTACTATCTGAAGCAGTTTGCTCTAAATTATTGGCTGCCTTTTCCATAGCCTCCATAGCCGCTTCGCTACTGCCGTACTTCTCTACCAGGTCATCGAAGTTCTTTATATAACGCTCAAAGGTTGCTTGGCCCATTTGCTGGGCGTGTTGAATCTCAGCAAAACCTAATAAGCCCCCAGCTCTTATACTGGCCTCGGCCATAGTAGCTAAATCGCTCATGCCGTTAAAGACCACTGGTAAAAAGCTCTGCACATCGCTAAGGCTCACTAATAACGCATCGAAGCTATCGCCCATATTAGATATGGAACCGCCAAGCGTTTTACTTATCGCATTCATAGAGCCAGACACGCCTTCCGCATCGCCCAACGCTGTAATGTATTCACGAATAGCCCCAGCGGTTTTATCTACCGTAGTCGTAACCCCCTTAAAAGTAAAAGTTACCTGGTCCCCTTGCTGTGAGGCCCGTATACCAAACTCTTTGAGGCGCTCGAATTCCCCTACCTGAGCATCTATAATACCCTCGGCTAACTGGTCAAAACTTTTACCGGTAGATGCGGCCAAGTCTCCGAGCTGCCGCATTTCGTTTTCTGTAGGCTTAAAACCCTGATTAGTCAGCTTTACAAAGGCGTCTGTAAGCTCACGAACACTAAAAGGCGTTTTACTTGCGAACGCTTGAATGGAGGCCATAGCCCCTTCGGCAAGTGATCCACTACCGAGCGCAGTAGTTAAGACAGCTTGAAACTTCTGAAACTCTGAACCCAGCTCTATAATCTTACGCTCAAATTGAATAATAGCGCCAATAGCAAAAGCATTCTTTATAATGCTTGCTACTTTACCAAATCGGCCCTTAGCTACGCTTTCCGTCTTTTTGGCCGACTGTCCTACTTTGGTCTCTACACGCCGCAGGGCCAGCTCCAATTTATCCAGCTTGGCGCCTATCTCTACATTTAATTCGCCTATAGTATTAGCCATTCCGCATAAATTGTTTTAGCGCCTCTTTAGTCTCATTGTCTATGCCGTCCACCTGGCCCGCATCCATCGGCAGCTTAATAACGTCCTGAGGCGTTATACTATGCCCCTTGCTCGCTTGGATATTTACCATATAGCAAATACCCATCCTCCATCGGTGCCACTCCATTTCTTCGCGCCGTTGATGGCCTAACGCCCGGCGCATAAACTCCCGGTGCGTCATGGACTTAAATTCAGCCTCCCTTAGTACTAAGTCCCCGCAAGCGAGGTTTAGCAAGTCCTCCCAAGTTAGGCTACTGCCTCCCCCGTGTCCTCTTCCGTAGCTTTCGGTAGGGTGTTGATGGCCATAACAAGCACGTCAACGATAGCAGCAGGATTACTTTGTACATATCCTAAAGCGCTGTTTAAGTCGTGTTCTGGTGTATCCTTTGCATCATCGCAGTAAGCAAGGTGAGCCGCTAAATAGATAGCAGCAAACCCCTTCCAGTCCGATAGCTTAACCCGTGCGGCGGCTATTCGCTTGTCCTCTTCCGCCTCCCGGACCCTTTGGAAATATAAGAGCGCATCGCTTAGAGTTTTGTAGGTCTCGTCTACATACTCATGCCCCAGTATCTCGCCCAGGTGCAAGGATGCGCCGTTATTCCATAAGACTTTAGCTTGCGACATCGCGGACAATTGCGCCGGTGATTTGAAGAGTAGCCGTGCAAGTGCTTACCTCGTTCTTAGGACCGTCCCAATCCAAAGTAGAAACAAGGCAAGAACCCGTAAGAACCTCCGAACCAGTAGACGCATGACCGTAAACGTAAGCGGTAGAAGTACCCCCTTCCCAAGCATCGAAGATGTCCCCGAAGTTGGCTGAGCTTACATCCGGATCAAAAAGGAAAGTAGCCGAGATGGTCCCGCCCTTTTCACCGGCCAAGTAGTCTTTAGACCCGTTAGACTCATAGTTAGTTGCATCGATCATGTCAGCAGACAATGATACGTTAGAGGTAGTAACCCCTTTAAGAAATGTTCCTGCGCCAAATTCAAGGCGTATAAAACGGCCGTCTATTTTCGCCATTATGTAGAGTTTTTAGATGGTACAAAATTAGGCAGAAACAAAAAAGGGCCTCACCCCTGAGACCCTTCTAAACCTAAACCGTAACGATATGAAAAAGCTACGCGGCGAATGTATTAAATCTCTTCTACTCTTACAAGCCAGTCCAAAGTTACAGACCATTCGTACCGGCTATCTTGAACCTCAGGCAGTACATAGTTTACCGCTTCAAGTTGCTGAGTAACTATATTAAAGCCGGTTACGGTGATGCTGTCGAAGGTAGTAGGCTGCATAAGGTCCGCTACGGTGTCCCCGAAGTTATTTAGATCCTCGGCGCTTATGCTGGTCCGCTCGGCTACTATTGCACATTTAACGGATATAGCCACTTCATATATAAATTCATCCTGCGGCCCGGTCTCGTTTGTGTTAAGACCATATATAAAGATATAAGCCTTGTCCGCAAAGGTTGGGGTTTGGGAAGTGTAGGCAGGTATATAAGAACCCGTTAGGCTTGTATTGTCGCTGAAACAAGTACTTACAATTATGCTCCCGCCGTCATCTATGACCCGCTGGACGTAGTTAAGGTTATAGGCTCCCGCCAGTTCCGGGGCCAGTACCTTGTCCTTTAGTAGCGTATAAACCGCTTTAAGTATTTGCCCCTGCGCTAACTTCATGTAACAAATTTACGGCGGCCCGCGCCCCCTTGTCCATCCGTCCTACTATTTCCCGGTAGTCCTCGGCTCGTTCGTTCTGGTACTTCTTGAACTTCCAGATATTCGTCTCGCTCTTAATGTCCACAATAAACGGCCGTTCCTCTTCAAAGGTTTCCATCCATACCCCGGCGGCCTTAAATTGCTTTTCGCTCAGTAGGTCCAGCTGGTTATTCATAGCCTTGGGCCATATAGGGCCGTTCTCTAACACTTTATCCATAGCGGCGGCACTCCATAGCCTACCCGCTCCAAAACAGCTGTTTACGCTTGTATGGGTCATTGCCGTACTTACCGCCCTCTGGGTACTCGGTTCTATAAAGTAAACGGACCGGCATCCTACATACTGTACCCCTCTGCTTAGCGCCTCTTCGTAATAAATGTCTGCCTCTTCTATAAACACATCGTCTGAGCCTATTTGTAGGTAGTAGTCAAAGCGGCCTTGCATTATATTTAAAATAGCTTCCTGCTTATAGCTTAAAGGGTCATTCTCGGCGAATACAGACGCATAAGGATAGCCGTAATGGTTTACCACTTGCGTAAGGTCATCCGGAAGGGACCAGCCTACGCATAGCTCTAACTCTATGCCCATATTTCGCCACCTTATACGCATGGCCTTAAAGCTCTCTAAAGCAGCTCTAAGAACTAACGGACGGCCGTATAACGGCATCCATACCCCTACTTTCATCTAACGGACCTTAGTATGCGTTTAATCTCTTTCTTATAGCCTGGTATAACCTTCTTATAGGCCGGTCTTAGAAATGGCTGAGGCTTTGTACCTCTCTTTGCTATACTCTTCTGTACAGCATAGGCCGCGCCCTCGTCTCCTAACTTTCTCTTAGCCCATTGCTTTAAGGGTGCTATAGGCGCCCAATGTGGAACGCTCCCGAACTCTACAGCGGCCGCATACTTTAAGGCCGTTCCTACGATATAAGTAACCCGCGCAGCTTGGCCCCTGAGCCTTCTGCTAATCTTAACGGATCGCGCTTGCCGTTGTACTTGAATAGATGAACCTAACCGGCCCAGGTTGTGGGGTGCTTTACGTGCTGCTAACTGCTGAACCTCCAAGGCAGCGTACGCGGTTTCCTGCTCTATCTTCTTAGCCACTCGGCCGCCGTAGGCCGATAGGTCGCGCATGAGCTTGTCTATTTCGCGCTGGTCTACTTTGAACTCTATACGCACTACGCTTGCCGCTCTACTGCTTGGAAAGTTACAAAGGCCCTATCTGGCCCCTCCATGGCCGGACCGTCTACGCTCAGGCTTCTGCCTCTGTACTCTATTCTAAATACATCGCTGGGGAAGTCTGGGCCGTCTATATCTCCGGACCAATCCAAGCGGGAACGCATAGTAATTTCGTATCGGTTTACGTTCAGTACCCGCGCATCGTCCGCGTTCTTAGAACTGCCTAACCGCTTGACGTTCGCCCAGTCCGTAAAACTTACAGACTCTTTAGAACGAAAGCCGCCCATACTATCCGCCTGCGTTGTGTAGGCGTAGCACGTTACTTGCTCATTTAATAGCCCTGGATTCATAGGAACAGCTTAGTACGTTCCTTAGCCAGCAAGCTGTTTAGATCCGCCTTAAGGTTACTTACTATCGTACCCGTTACGCTTATACCTCTGTTTTGGTACAGCTCGGCGCATATCTTTAGAATAGCCTCTTTTACGTTCTCAGTAACGTAGGACAGTTGGGCCACATAATTAACCGTATAAGTAGAGTAAGCCGTAGGCGAAGGAATGCGAAGCCGCCCGCCGGTTAGTAGATAGTAATCCTCGTCTGCTGTTAGGGTAGTGTTTGCCCCTTCCAGGTCCTGACCTACTACGGAAGTAATAGAGCTTACCGGACCCATAGGAAGCACGTATCTAAGCTCGCCGGCGTCCATGTCTCGGTCATCGTCAAAGTCCCAAAGGATTGCCTGCATTCGGTTTTCATTCAAGCTCTGGCCTATGTAGGTCTCTACGTATCGCGTAGACGCCTCTAACTGCCTATCTATTAGGTCATCTTCGCCGGTGATGTTTACGGCGCGGGCATAGGTGCGAAAGTCTGCACGGCTGATAATGTTAGCCGTAGTAACCGCCGTTACTGTATGGTCTATTCTCATGCTTCAAAGTTACGGCATAAGAAAGCCCCGCATTACACGGGGCTACCACCAAACCACTAAACAGACATGGAAAACATGAAAGTAAGCTAACGCAAAGATAGGGCAATAAAAAAGCCCCCGGAGGGGCTTGGCTGTTTACTTCTTTATGTAGAGATATTTAAAGCATCTGCCGTTTACTTCTTTGGTCCAAGCGCTGTAGCCCTTTTCTGCCAGTTGTCTATTTATTATGGAATGCAGGTCTAAGTGCATTTCGGTTTGGCCAGCGTACTCTACCTCTTTAACGTAGTCAGCTCTTTTCTTAAGGCTTTCGAATTTAGTAGCGTTTGTCATGTCGGTGTTTTTAGGTTTTTTGATGTATCAAAGGTGCAAAGCCTCTACATACCCTACAAGCATTTTAACATTTGCGCCCAGACTTTAACATTTGAGCATAAAAAAAGGGGACCGAAGCCCCCTTAGTTAGATACGCACTACCCTACTACGATGGGGTAATAAATGGAAGTACGTTAGCATAGGTAGCAGTAAATACCGCATCGTCATGCTTGCGAACGTGCGCCAGACGCTCCTCTACGCGGACAGTAACCAGGTTTTTCTGAGCATTGTCAGAGTCCTGAGGGAAGAACTGTACGGAAGGTGCAGAACGCTGGAACAGCTGAGAAGCTGCGGCCTTGTCAAACACGAAGAAAGAACCTTCAGCTACTGCGCTGCTGTGATACACGGGCATACCGAAAAGGGTATAAGTGTTCTGAGCGGCGTCAAAGTAGAAAGGCGCTACATACTGACCGTTGGAGCCTTTAGATCCTACCATAGTGTAGAAGTCCGCAGGGTTTACCATGATGCAGTCGGGCATATAGTCCTGAGAAGCCAAGTAACCGGAAGCCGCTTGGATGCAATCCCACTTGTTAGGCTCGGCAAACTCAGTAGATACGCTGAGGTCGTTTTCATCGGCAGCATTTGCAGCAAGTCCGTAGAGGTTAGTACCCGTTCCGTCCCCGGTCAAAAGCTGGCTGTCTTCCTGGTTCATCAGCAAACGAGTAAGCTCGTAAGAAAGGTAGGAAGTCATGCCGCTGATGTCGTCAAGCATCTGAGTAGAGATACGAGCGAAAGCAGCAATTACCTGAGCGTTGAAAGTCTGCTCGGCCATGTCCTTGTCTACCTGGCTCTTTGCGTTGCCTTCGGTCTGGTTGCCGGCTGTGCCTTCGCCGCCGGTTACCTTAGCGTAGCGTACGCTGTCCCCGATCATTGTTCCCTGAGGAATGAAGTTACGGACACGGTTAGGGCGGTCTACGTCTGGAAGGATAGGCAAACGAGTTTGCTCGGCTACGTCTCCAGTAGTGGAAGCGCTGAAGGTCATAGTACCTACAGCCTTAGTCAGCATACCGGGAATACGAATACCCTTATGAATTGAAGGATCATTCTTGTAAGCCTCGTACTCTGGGTTCTCTACGATGGACTTAGCCATAGCCTCGGAAGTAGTCAGCTCGGCCGCCTTAGTAGTAGCCATACCGTTTTTGGTAAGCTCCTTTAGACGAGCGTCCAGCTTGTCGCTGTGCTTCTGTACTTCTTCGCTGTTGCCTTGTACCTCTTTAACCAGGTCGGTCAGCTTGTCGATTTGGCTGCTGTAGTCAGCTTGGCCCTTTGTGATTGCATCAATGCGGCCGTTCAGCTCTTCTCTGGTCTTTTCTACAGAGCTGGAAACGTCGGAAGCAATCTTGTTCAGTTGTTCTTCTGCGTTCATTTTAGACAGATTTAAGAAACATTCATTTATTCAGATTAATGCGGTTCCAAATGTCCAGCAAATTCGGCTCGGTCTCTTCGGAGTGCGTGTGCGGCTCCTCTGTTACGAGTGAACTAAGCGCCTTCTGTATTTGGGTGCATTCTATCTCTAATTGGGTGAAAGCCTCGTCCGTCAGGGTAGAACCCGAACGAAGTAGCTTTTGCATTTTGCCCAGGCGTTCTACAAGGTTACTAACCTCGTCCCCGGACTTTACGGATACGGTAGGCGTCTCGGCGTTGGCCCCTATGACCACGCTGGAACCTTCCCACAGTTTAGCCTCGGTAATGGTGCGGACCCGCTCATACTTGGGCTTGTCCTCATCGTCCATTTCGTAAGCCATCTTAACAATAGAAAAGCCTACGGAATGCTCGTTAATAATACCCGCCTCATAGTAGGCCATAACGTCCCGGCCCTTTGCACTATCGACCAGCTTACTAACAAAGTATAGGCCGTAGTCATCTTCAGCCAGTTCCATTAGCTTACCGATAGGCTCGTAGCTTGAATGGCTCCAAAGGTGAGCTATACGCCCTTTACCGTTAGGTCCGTTCTCGGCTATAGACTTAGAGTACGCGCCGCGGGCCATTACATCGTTATGGCTGTCCACGTTCCCGAACTTAGAGAAGTAGCCAGACACTACGCCCTTTTTTCCGTCCACGTCTTTGACGATCATTGACGGATCATTAAAGCCCTTATGTAATAGCGTACCGCTCATACTCTTTTCTTCTTCGTCTATTATACTCTTTGCCCATCGCTTCCCGGCCAAGCCGCCCCACAATAAATACGAAATAGTCCCGCAGGCTTTCGTATCATTCTCGTCATAGTAGGTCTCTGCCCTGCTTAGATAACTGTACATCCGTTTAACGGTGTCGTAAGTTATCGCCTCTCTATTGGCCAGCTGCTGCGCTCTGACCTTTCCTACCTGAGTGGCGCACCTATTATTAACTGCTTCGTTAAGCTCTATCCCCCTCTTCGCATTGTTACTTACCGCCTCCGGATAGTTCTTATAGGTCTTAGCCATTTCGATACAAAATTACATAGAGCGAAAAACTACATTTCGCTAAACATAGGCTGCCCATCGTCCCGGACAAATGCAACGGTGCAGCGACAATTACAGCGATTCTTTGCCCCTCCGCTCGGGTCCCCTGGTCGCATCATTTTAAGGCCTTGCACGTTAAAAGGTTTGTCGCGGTCTACGGTCTGTCCGTTCATTACTACATGATCGGCGGCATCCGGCGGTATAGTTCGGGTCCGGCTATCTATCCGGGCTATCCAGACCTTTTTAAGTTGTAGCCCTAACTCATCCGCTATGCTTTGGCCGCCCGTGTCTATTCCGTAGTTAGATGCTGTTAGAACCTCGGTCCGTGCTATTAGTTCGCTTCGCCACTTAGATACATTCCGCCACTCAATAGGAACGCGCTTATTTAGGCGCTCCATAGTTTCAAAGATGCTTAGACCCTCGTCTAAACTTTCGGCTATGATCCGTTGAATAATGCGCTTTGCCGCTACTTGACTGCTGCCTATTATAGAGGTTATATAAGTGGCCGCCTCGGTGTCTACATACTCTAACATCTGAGCGGTCCAGATATATTGAAAGTCCTCTAAGGTCATTTCCTTAGAGCTGTCTACTTCCCTTTTTATCTGATTGTAGGAACCGGTCGCGAAGTCTACGCCTACTTCTTGATATAAATCAACGAAAGCCGCTTTAAGATCGTCCCTACGCACCAGGGTAGTAACAGCGCTTAGAACGGCCTGCGGGTCAGTAGCTAACTTCAGATACTCTAAAAGGTTTGCTATCTGGTCGTTTAGCGCCTTGTTGAATACCTTGTTATACTTGCGGACATAGCGCCCCCGCTTGCGGTCGTTACGGGTCCAGTACTTGGCCCCTTCGCGTTTAGTCATTCGGCAAGCTATCGCCGTTTATCTGCTCGGCTATTTGTGGGGCATCTAACCCACTCAGCGAAATAGGAACACGGCCAGCGGGCATATATATTTCATCCATCATCGGGTCGGCCTCCCTTTCGTAGCCCATCTTTTCGCGGGCCTCGTTAGGTGTCAGCCAGTAGGAAACATTAAGCCAGTTAGCCAGTTCCTGCATATCCGGCTGTAGCTCGTTTATATTGCTTTGGTCTACCTTGAAATAGACATCGCGCCCTTTAAGGTCTGGGTACTTTGGTAAGAGCTTCCGAGACAGTTTGCCGTAGATGCGGTCAGCCATAGGCAGCACGGCGTCTGTATACATCTGCTTACGCGCTTCCTTTAGGTTGGTGTACGTCTTGCCTATCTCGCTATTAAATAGCTGGCTCGGCACATGGTACACGTTGCAGACGTCTACTAACGTCATTTTAAGGGTGTCCATTATAGCCAGGTCCACGGCGGACAGTCCGAAGTTGATATACCCCAAGTTACCCGAAGTTACCGCGATCGTACCGCTGTTCTTCGTGCCGCTCATCTTTCTGAACTTGGCTTCTAAATTCCTTTGCTGTACCTCGGTTAGAGTATCGGTTATACCCTCCATACCCTTATCATACAGTACGCCCGGAGGTCCTAAGTTCTCCAAGCCTTTTTTATTGGCCTCGTAACCGCTGTTCCCGGTCTCAATACTACGCCAAGCCGAACGGATCGGGGACATTCCGTAGCGCTCTTGCCCATCGCCGTAGATGTATTGGGCGTTCTTGAAATGTATAATCTCGTCAGTAGTAAACTCGGCCCCCTCTACATTCCCCCACAAAGACATAGTATAACCGGCTACGGGTGTACCCATATCGCCGCCTACTACGTCCATGAACTGAGAAGGCAGCACGTACATATTTATCGGCCGCCCCGCGTTTGGTCCATCGGCCGGGGAAGTGCAGTAGTCGTAAGCGTTTCCAGTAATTAAAAGATAGCCGGCCAGCTGCTCCATAAAATCGAACTTGCTTTGCTCTTCGTTGGGTTCGTATATCAGGTCTAAAGCCGGGTGATCTAATTCTACTTTTTCGCCGTTTACGTTCTCTATTAACTTAACATCCAGCGCGGCGGTCTTTTGGGCTATCGCACTAACTACGGCGAATACATCGGGGTTACGTGCATACCCTTGTTCTACGTAGTTCTGTACATTATCATCGTTCCAAATTGGCCCCCTGCCCAGGTAGGAAAGTGCGGCAAAATACTTGTTAGTGATTCTTTCGGCCTCTTCAATTTGTTGAAGGGTTCGCGCTGGTGCGAATCCGATAGCCTTCTGTAGCCGTTCTAAAAAGGTCATATATATACTTCCCTGGGTTTAACGCTGTTTGCGTATAGTATCGCATCCATCGAATGGTCGAAGGCATCTATAGGCCGCTCTGGACTACGGGGCTTACCGTCCTTATCCATCTCCCAGGCATACCAAGTTACTTCCTCCCAAATGTTGCGGCTATTCGCAGTTACAAAGATAGATAACCTCTTAAGGTCTAAAATCGCATGACGTTTGTAGTCTTTACTCTTCTTTACGCCAATCGCTTTGAACCCGTAGCGCTTCAGCTCGGTAATACTTCGCGGCTCGGCTGAATCGCATATAAGGGTATCGCCCCCATCTATCCCTGCCTTTCGCATCCGGTCCGCTAATAGGTCCAGGGTTAGGCCCTTCTCGTATACTATCTCTTCTACATACCGGCGGTCGTTCTTCCTTCCCAGCTTGACTACGCAGGTAGGATCGTTGGTAAAGCCGAAGTCTACGCCGTAGGTAATTGAACTACATTCCGCCCAGTCTATTTCTTGGACCTTCTGCCAGGTAGTGTATATCTGCCCTTTCCTACCGGCGGACCGTTTGCCTTCCCCATATACCTTCCAGTAGTCCGGGTCTATGTCCTTGAATCTTTCTATTTCGGCTATAACTACGTCCGAAAGGTGCGGATTGTCCTTGTAGGTAGTTATCAGCGTCTCGCAGTCCTTACGGGTTTGTACCTCATCGTATATCCAATGCATAGGATCGGACGGGTTAAAGTCTATAACAGCGCAGGCCGTGGTCCTAAATAACATTTGGTTCCAGCCTTCCAGGGTTATCTCGTTGCACTCGTTAATAAACAGCAAGTCCCTTTTACGCCCTCGGACCTTTTGCGGCTGGTCTAAGCTGATAAACTCTATTAGGTTTCCTTCAAGTAAATAGGTACTCTCGGTCTTGTTGTGGTTCTCTACCCGGTAGGCGTCAAAGCTGTTTAGTATGTCTATGAAGTCCCTTAGTACAGACCCACGGATAGCCGGATACGTTGCCCTGGCTATGGTTATGACCATGCCCGCGTTAGGGTACTTGTAGCAAAGCTCTATGAGAAACTGTATAGCGCTGAAGGTCTTACCCGATCGCGTACCCCCTTGCAGAACCAGTATACGCTTGCTTAGGTAGTTGTCCCGTAAAAACTTAAGGTTAGGGTTTGTCTGCATTGTCAAGCATCCAAGGCGGCACTATCTTTTCCACGCTGTCTATGTTCGCCTCTATCTTCTGAGTAGGTAGCCCCAGCCTATACTTAGCCCAAAGCTCTATAGCCCACTTCTCGCCCTTCTTTACCGCCTTGCCTAATTGGTCCAGCGCCTCGTCATCAAACAAGCCTACGCGCTCTAATAGCCTTTTAGCATCCGGCTTCTTACGGCCGTCTACTGGCTTAGTGCTTTTAGTGCTATGGCCTCCGTTGTATTTGCGCTTGTCCATTTATTTAAGGTCCGCTGGTATAATCTCGTCTGGATCTGTTCCTTTTACCGGAAAGTCTGCTCTTTGGTCAAGGTCAGGCGTACTGAAGTAGTACCGGCCTTCATGCTCAAAGTACATTAGACCAAAGGTGTTGACCTTCATTTTTGTATTTTCAGTAACATTCATCTTACGTTATACTTTGGTTTTAAGTCTTTAATTAAGGCAGCTTCTATAAGTAAAGCGTTTGGTTCGGTCAAACTGTTAGCCACTATCTCAATGTTTATATGACCATTTACCATTAACTCGCCATGCTCTTCGTCACGACTTGCCCAGTGCATCGCCCTTTCCCCTTTGCCTTTACCCACATAAACTACCTCCTTTTCTATCTTGTGAAGATACACATAGTAGAGACCGTGCCTTATGTGCTTGTCTAAAAAGTCCTTGCGTACACTTTCATAGAAGTGGTACATCTGCACTTTAATCTGCTTAAAGAAAAATTCAAATTGCTCAGGGTTTTCAAAGCTCATACGCTTACGCCTATCTATTGGCTTCTTGCTCTTTGTGCTATTACCTCCGTTGTTTTTTCGTCCGTCTGGCATTTTATTAGAATTTAACAGTTATTCTCAGGCGTAGTCTTCTACTATCTCTAACAGCCTCGGTATACGCGCTGCCCATCTATGGTACTCGTAGGTATAGTCCGCTACTTGTTTAGGGTTCGGCATCTCTTCGGACCAATGGCCTGGGTAGCCTATAAAGCTCAAAGGGTGTTCCGCTGTTATGTCGGTTTCTCCCATCTGGCAAATAATAGCCCCGCAAGCCTGCGCCCTTATTACCCTATCGCTATAGAATAACGGCCGGTCGAAGTGGTCCAGGTTCAAGGCCCAGCGGTTTGTATTGTAAATAATGCGCTCGGTCTTGGGTGTAGTTCGTCCGTTCTTGTTCTTTGGCCAATTACCCCCGAACACTCTTAGGCCCTTGTCCATGTACTTAAATACTACCTCTTCGCGCCTTGCACTCTCTGGGAATCTGTTTCTGTAGTTATTGCCTAAGAATACTACGCCCTCGGTCCTTCGTTCCCTTCCGTCCAAGTAGTATACATCAGGATCGTAACCTATTTGCAAGTAGTCGGCCGGTAGTCCTTTCTCTTTGAACTTGTCTATGTCGGTCTGGTTAGTGAACAGCGTTACGTTGAAAGCGTCCCCCAGTTCCAGATACCAGTCTATATTCTCCCTTACATCGCCGGTCCAGTTAATTACTACGCAGCCCATTTCTCTAAGGCTCTCTACTAACCGGGCTTCTACTATTCCGGGCGTCTGTATCTGCATGAATACAACATCGGGCAGAAAGCTCTGGGCTTCCTTTAAAACCATCTTAGTAAGGTAGATCAGTTGGGCGCTCGGTATCTCCCGCCAGTTTATCCGGTGGACGTCATGGCCTAACCCTCTCAGGGCTTTGTCGATTTCGGGGCCTCCCAGGCCTACGTGTAGTACTCTCATAGCTGTATTGGTCTTAAAAGTTTGTACGGTCCGGCTATCTTTTCCTTTTCTCGGTCGTACGTTCTGAACTTGGATTCGTGTTTATGGTAGGTCTTAATACTTACGCAGGGGTTTGTTATCGCGTACCCGGCCTCCCATATCTCGTACGCTATTCTATTGTCGCATCCAGCAACGCCCAGGCGGAAGTCTATTGGCTGCTTTAGTAGTCGGTCTTTTACAGATCCCTTAAATATCCAAACGTCTTGCGACCACCAAGGCCGGCCCCATAGTTTGCCCCTCTCGTATCTGGTTAGTGCGTAGCAGTCGTTAGGCTGCATCTTGTCGCATAGCCTTATAGAATCGTCAAAGTATATATCTGAATTGGCCACTATGTTAATAGCATCCTCAGCGCAAAGGGTAAAAAGGTCCCTATACGTTGGTCGGCCCTTGGGCATTATTACCGTATCGAACCGCTCCCGGTTTAGGCGTTCGCAGTATCGCAGCTCTTCGTTTCTTCTCGGCTCTGGTGCTTCCCAATAGGGTGTGATTAGTTGGTATTTCATATTACCCGTAGACGTTTACAGCCCTTCAGATAGTACCCGCCCTCAAAGAGTTGGGCTATAACCTCAAGCCTCCGTATTTGGTTTACGCTTAAATCGTGCTGGTCCAGGTCCGCTAATCTATCGTCCGTTTTACCCGGTCCCTTAAATAGTGCCGTATGTACTTCTTGCCGGAAGTCCTCGTATAGCATTATATGAGATATCGGATAGGTTAGAAATTCTTTAGGGGTCATCTTGAAGGCCCGCCAAGCTCTACACGCTGTTAGGTACATTTGAAGCCTTCTATGTTCCCTAAAGTTCACAGAACTAAGCTACTAATTTCGGCGGTCGTATAAGCTCAGTGTAGGAAGATTGCCTATTTGGTCATAGTAGGCGCACATAATAGCGGCCTTATTTATTACCTCCGGGTCCTCTTTTACCTGGCCCCTTGTATTCCGTGCCTTTATTACTTCTTCCCACGCGCCGGGGTTCATGTTCGCCATGTCCTTAGCGCTTACTTTCTGCACCCAGTAGTCTGTCGGTTCGGTCGGTAGGCTTATACCGTAGTCCCGCGCCGTTACCCATGCGGACCATAGTTTACGCGCTATAATGCTGCTTTGCTTATTCCCTTGAATCGAATTGCGGAAGACGTTTAATCCATTGGCTAAGGCTTGGACTGCCTCGGTGTGCTTCTCTTCCCTTGTAAATTCTTTCTTTACTGCCTTCGGTTTGTCCTTCTCAAGTTTAACGCCCGATCCTTTGAATTCCTGGAACTCTCTTAATACCTCGCCTATAAAGTGGGCGTTTAGGTTCCGAGGTCTGCGCAGCTGTTTAAACATTCCGTTAGACCAGTTTCTAAAAGCGTACTGCAGGTCTGCATAACTAACCGAGCCATGGAACTGCTTAAGGTCTACAATGATCTCGGCTACTATATCCAAGTTAGGCAGGGTAATGTCATTCTTTCTGCATACCGCGCTAAAGAACTCGGTAAGCTCGCTTACGCTTTTGCCTTGTATTCGTTCGTTCATTTGTCTAAATGTTTTTCCAACACTCTAATGGCTTCGGGCATTTCTTTTCTTAGCTCTTCCAAATTTCGACATCTCCCTGCTAAGACTTCATGGGTTTCATTTTTCAATCCTTGGATTTCAATAAATATCAGCGTTTGCTGCATTTTTAAATACTCTATTACTTTTTCCATCTGTCTTTGGTGTTTAGGTCTTTTAAGGTCTTAAGTTTTGCCGCTGCTAATTGCTTCGCATCCCACTTTATAGGCAGACTGACTAAGGACCGTAAGTTACTTTCTTCAGTTCTTAGCTGCCTACGGTCTAATCCGCTTAAATAAGCCTTGTATTCGTCTGTCATGGCTGCGCTTGTCTTTCTCGTTCAATGCGTTCGGCTATGGCCGCTACTTGGCTTATCATGTCCGCCTCTTTTCTCTGCTCTCTATTGTCCTCCCTCCAACGTTCCAGCTGCTGAGGTCTTAGGATGAAATCTAAAGTAAGCCATTTATACCCGCTCTCTGAGTGGTGCGGATCTGATGCAGCGTTATTTATCGCGGTCGTTATCTCTTCCAAGGTGTAGCCCTCCCTTATTCGGGCGTTAAAGTGCTTTATAGCGGTCTTTGCTACTTCGCTGCGCTTGCTCTTTATGGTTCGTCCGGTAGCCTGGGTCCATGTCTTTATATAGCTATCGAACCCTTCGAACGAGGATAACTCTTTAGAGTTATTATTATTTATATCAGTTACAGTATCATTATCAGTAACAGTATCAGTATCGGGTTTTTTGGGTTTGCCAGATAACCCATGGGTTTTTTGGGTTTGTTTGGGTCTGCCTCCCTTCTGACCGTTTCGGGTTTGGCGCTCTATGAACTCCTTGTACTTCTTAAGATCGCGTTTTAGCTGGTTCTTAATGTTCGCAAATACCGCATTTATTAGAACGTCCTCGGTCTGCGGGTCCTCGTCATTGACGTACTTAAAAATATGTTTAATCAGTTCGCCCGCCTTGTCATCTGGTAGGCAGTTAAATGTCTCTGCCCAGTCGCAGTACATTATAAAACTCTTCTTATTCTCAGCCATTGCTAACAAAAAAACCCCATAAGCTCGGCACGCTCTCCACTTCGCGCTCCGCCTATAGGGTCAAATAAATAGTTCATGTTCGTAATGTGGAGAGGAACACTATACAAATATACTAAGGTCAAAGGGTCAAATTAGACTTAGCTGATTCTCTGCGAACCTTTGTTCAGCCGCTTTTAAGTTCTGTTTGGCTTGCTTAAAATAGCTGTCCTTTAGCTCTATGCCTATGGCCTTTCTGCCCATACTTACCGGGCTGTAAACCTCGGACCCCACGCCCATAAAAGGCGTTAGCACTACTTCGCCAGGGTTAGACCATAGTTCAACGCATCGGTCTATAACATCCAGTTGCAACGGGTGTACGTGCTTTTCATCGTCCTCCTCTTTGCTGTCTCTAAAAGGTAGTACG